GAACGCGGTTTTAAGTTTCGCAACCAGCCGTTGATGCTAATGATTACAAACAGCGGGTCGGATCGAAACAGCGTTTGCTGGGAGGAACACGAACACGCTTGTGCTGTCGCAGCTGGTGATGTGCAAGATGACACCACTTTTGCTTATGTCTGTGCGTTAGATGAGGGTGACGATCCACTAAATGACCCGTCTTGCTGGTCAAAAGTGAACCCATTGTTGGGCGTAATCCTGAAAGAAAGCTATTTGCAGGGCGTGGTCGATCAGGCAAAAGCTATCCCGGGCAAAATGAACAGCATTCTGCGGCTGCACTTTTGCGTCTGGACCGATGCCGATGCAGCTTGGATCAGCCGAAAAGCATGGGAAGATTGCGAAGATCCGTCTATGACGCTAGATGATTTCGCTGAAAAGCCGTGCTTTATAGGTTTGGACCTATCTGCAACCAAGGACATCACTGGCGTTGCCTATGTTTTCCCAGATGGTCAGACAGAAGATGGACGACCAAAGTTTGCATTGTTTGCGCGTGGCTATACCCCAGCCGACACAGTAGATCAGCGCGAGATGATGGACAAAGCACCCTATTCTGTGTGGGTGCGCGATGGTTGGTTGATTGCACCACCTGGCAAAGTCATTCGCTATGACCATTTGGCTTATGACATCGTTGACGCTGCGGCAAAGTTTGACGTTCAAGCAGTTTCATATGACCGATGGCTGATTAAAACATTCGAAAATGCCTTGGATGAGATCGGCGGCGTGTTGCCACTGATTGAACACCCGCAGGGAACGAACCAACGCAAAGACACACCGCTGTGGATGCCGCAATCTGTCAGTCAGTTTGAAGATTTGATCTTGGAAAAGCGCATCAGGATCGAAGTCAATCCCGCGCTTAGATCTGCGGTTGCGTCCGCTTGCTTCTGGACAAGCCCTGCCGGCCTTCGTCGATTTGAAAAGCAACGGGCAACAGGGCGCATCGACATGGCGTTAGCTGCCACAATGGCGATAGGTGCTGCAATGGCTGGTGAAGCAACAAAGCCGCCGTCTTCACCTTGGGATGATCCAACATTTACACTAGGTGCCTAATCTGATATGTTCTCGGAAGCATCCATTATGGATTGGAACAGATGGCACTCTTTGATCGGTTCCGTAAAACGGAAAAACGCAATCTAGAAAACCCAACTGCGCCTGTTTCTGCCAATGATTTCTTGCAAATCATGGGTTGGGGCGACCTTTACGCATCTTCTGGCGTCACTGTAAACGTCGACACGGCGCTTGGCGTTCCTGCGGTGTGGGCTGCTGTCAACTTTATCGCTGGCACAATCGCTGGTTTGCCGCTGCAAGTCTATCAAAAGTCGCCTGATGGAAGCCGCGAAAAGGTCAAATCTGGCCTTTCTACGATGCTGCACGATGCCATAAACAACGATATGAGCAGCTTTGAATGGCGGAAATACTCCTTTGAACAGACGCTAACGGGTGGTCGTGCTGTCACTTACATCGAGCGCAACAACAGCGGCGAGATTGTAAACCTATATCCGCTTGATCCTACCAAAGTGCGGGTCGAGCGACTGATTGATGGGCGCAAAATCTTTCGCGCCAGTTCGCGGGTTTATGAATCCACCGAAATCCTTGATCTGCCATTTATGCTTAAAGCAAACATGACGGATTCGCGTGGGCCAATCTCGCAAAATAAAGATGCCATCGGAATGGCTATCGCTGCCAGCCGCTACGGATCGAAGGCGTTCCAATCTGGTGGCATCCCCCCCGCTGTGCTGCAAGGGCCGTTTGCATCTGGCGCGGCAGCTAATCGCGCATCCGAAGATGTGGCTGCAACCACCTTGAAGCTGGCTAAGGAAGGCCGACCGATTATGGCCCTGCCGTTGGGCCATGAGTTGAAGACCATTGGCCTGTCGCCTGAGAATATGCAGCTTTTGGAATTGCAGCGGTTCAGCATTGAGCAGATCGCCCGCATCTATTCGTTGCCGCCTGTATTCCTGCAAGACCTGACGCACGGCACGTTCAGCAATACGGAACAACAGGATTTGCATTTCGTTAAGCACACTGTCAAACGCTGGGTGGAACAGTTTGAACAGGAAATGAACCTGAAGTTTTTTGGTCGTGGGTCAGATTTCTACGTTGAATTTAACGTGGATGGCTTGCTGCGAGGTGATCTTAAGTCACGCATGGAAGCCTATGCGGTGTCGATCCAGAATGCGATTCGCACACCTGATGAAATCCGTGCAATTGAAAACCTTCCCGCTAAGGGCGCGAATGATCTGCTGATCCAAGGCGCGACTGTTCCGCTTGGTTCGCAGCCGATAGGGAAGCCAAATGCCAGTTCCAACTGACGCAATGGCAGAAGAAGCCCAGCGCGGCCTAGATTGGCGGCGTGAATTTGGGCGTGGCGGCACAGAAGTTGGCATTGCCCGCGCAAGGGATATTTCCAACAAGGTTGATTTGTCGATGGATACTGTGCAGCGCATGGTCAGCTATTTTGCACGGCACGAAGTGGACAAAGAAGCCCAAGGCTTTCGTGTTGGTGAAGATGGATACCCGTCAAATGGTCGCATCGCATGGGCTTTGTGGGGCGGCGATGCTGGGCAGACTTGGGCAGATAAAATTGTCGCGTCTGAAGGTCGTTTTGGATATGAAACCAGACCATATCCAAACGAACACGCTGCGCGTTTGGTTGATCCAAGCGAGTTTGATAAATTCAGCCGTGTGAACGATCAAGGCGGCGATGGCATTGATTTCATTTATGGCATCAAAGGAAATGATCCGCTTGTGATCCAAGCAATTCGCTTTGATGCGTCTAAGTTTACCCCAGAACAGGCCAAGAAGTGGCTGAAAGATAACGACTTTCAGCCTATCTTGTTCGAAGATGCCGTGCCGATGGACGAAGCCAGCCGCAATATGCTACAATCAAAACATCAAACGGGGTCAGAAATGTCTGAAAAAGAAATCCGCCGTGGTGTTCCTGTCGAAATCCGTGAGGGTCAAGACGGCGAAATTCGCGTTGCTGGCTATGCCGCAGTGTTCAATGAAGAAGCAGACATCGGTGGAATGTTCACCGAAGTAATCATGCGCGGTGCATTTACCAATGCCATCGGTCGTGACGATGTGGTTTTCCTGATTAACCATGAGGGTCTGCCATTGGCCCGCACTCGTTCTGGCACTTTGACCTTGGTTGAAGATGAACGTGGCCTGTATATGGAAGCCATGCTTGATAAGACTGACCCTGATGTTCGCAGCATCGTGCCGAAGATGAAACGCGGTGATCTGGACAAAATGTCATTTGCATTTCGGCCTGTGCGTCAGAAGTGGGATGACAACTCAAAGATGCCGAAGCGCATGATCCAAGAGGCGCAGTTGTTTGATGTCAGCATCGTTACAACTCCAGCCTACGATGGCACAGAGATCGCCCTGCGGTCGCTGGAAAAGCACCGCGAAGAACAGGTTAAGTCTCAGGCTGTGCGCCGTATGCGCATGAAAGCCAAAGCCGCTGGTATTGATTTGCGCAATGAGTATCTTTTGCCGGAAATTGAGCAGCCCGAAATCGTTTCTGGCAGCATTAATGCGATCAATATGCAAAACGCTTATGACAACTGGAACCTTGGGCCAGAGGTTCCTTCGTCTGACCCAGCCGCAAACCCCGAATACTGGGCGAAGATGGCTGATGTCTGGAGCATTAACGAGGCTGAAGCCCGCCGCCAAGTGTGCGGAAACTGCGCGTATTTTAACAATACGCCTGAAATGCTGAAGTCGATTGAGGATATTCCGTTGACGCCACTGCAAGACGGCGGTGTTCGCGGGTGGTGCGGAAAGCTAGATTTTATTGCTGCTAGTCTGCGTGCTTGCCAAGCATGGGAACGCAAAGACTTCGTGGCTGACGAATAACGGCGGTCTCCCGCTGTTGGCCCAAAACCCCAGCCCTTGGGCAAGGCACAATGTAGGAGGCCATTATGGCTGATCTTAAAGACCTGCGGGAGCAAATGGCGCGTATCGCCACCGAGGCCCGTTCCAAACTGTCGGAAGCTACCGATAAAACCAACGAAGCCCGCGCTGCCGAAATCGAGCGCGAATTTGACGCCATGATGGTTGAGCATGATCGCCTTGATGGCGTGGCAAAGCGCATGGAAAAAGTGGACGCTGCTGTTCGTGCCTCGCAAGGCATCGACTTTTCTAAGCGCCCTGTCGCAGAGCGCACCTCTGTGGCTGCTGTTGATGATGGCGCGAAGGTTGACTATCGCACCGCTTTCTTTGCCATGATCGCCAACGGCGGCGTTGATGGTTTGGACAACGAGCATCGCGCCGTTTTGCGTAATGCCGAAGTTCGCACACAAACTGCTGGCACAACGACCGCTGGTGGTTACACTGTTCCGACTGAACTTGCTGCGTTCATCGACAAGGCCATGATTGCTTCTGGCCCGATGTATGACTCCAACTTGTTCACTGTGATTAACACCACTGGTGGAAACACGTTCAACATTCCGACTGTAAACGACACGGCTTCTGTCGCTGTTGCACATACAGAAGGGACTCAGCCAACAGACGATAGCGGTTCTGATGTAACTTTTGGTCAGGCTTCGTTGGGCGCATATGCGTTTGACACTGAGTGGGTTCGCTGGTCATACGAACTTGCAAACGATTCCATCTTGAACATGGAATCGTTGCTGGGCGAACTGCTTGGCGAGCGTTTGGGTCGCATTGCGAACTCGAAGTTAACCACTGGTTCGGGTTCGTCTGATGTCGAAGGTGTTGTTACCAACTCGACCGCTGGTAAAACCGCCGCTGCCGTTGCTGCCGTGACTGCGGATGAAATCATCGACCTGATCCACTCCGTTGATCCCGCCTATCGTTCGTCGCCTTCGACCGCCATTATGATGAACGACAGCGTGTTGGCTGCTGTTCGTAAGCTGAAAGATGGTCAAGGCAACTACCTTTGGCAGATGGGCAACTATCAGGCCGCTGTTCCGCAAAACATCTTGGGCTATAACGTGGTTGTAAACCAAGCGATGGCTTCGCAAGCAGCTACCAACAAGATCATGTTGTTCGGCGATATGTCCAAGTTCTATGTGCGTAAAGTTGGCGCACCCACCTTGTTTGTGGCCCGTGAGCGTTTTGCTCCCGACTACGGCATCTTGGGCTACATCCGCTTTGATGGCGTGTTGGCTAACACCGCCGCTATCAAGCACTTGAAGAACGCTGCATCCTAATAAACCAAATGGGCAGGGCTTCGGTCCTGCCCACCATCACCATAGGGGGCCATCATGGCTAAAGTTCGTTTGCTCACTTCGATGGCTGGTGCTGATTTTGTGCATGATCAGGGCGCTATCATTGATGTCACTGATGCCGAAGCTGTTCGTTACGTCGAAGCTGGCATTGCTGAAAATGTTGAATCGGCTCCGATTGAACGCGCCGTCAAAAAGGTTGCGGTCGAAAAAGCCGTGAAGGAATAACAGATGTTGTCGCCGCAGTTTTCACTCGTTCGCGTTACCGCACCCGCCACAGCACCGATTTCGCTGGCGGAAGCGAAGGCACAGATGAAGGTTGAAAGCAGCGACGATGACACAATCATTCAGCGTTTAATTGACGCTGCGGTGAATTTTGTTGACGCGCAAGGTGCGCTGGGCAAGGGCATGATTACGCAGACTTGGGGCCAATGGCTGTCGCCAAATCCAAGCACTATCTATCTGTCACTTGGCCCTGTGCAATCTGTGTCTGCAATCAAATATTACGATGTTGATGGCACGTTGCAGACGGCGACTTTGGCTGATTTCAACGTCTTTGGAACGCCAAACCGCATCAGTGTTTTGCCTAAATCTGGCAAGGCATGGCCCGTCACACAAATGCGGGATGATGCCATCAAGATTGAATACGTCATCGGCTATGGGTCAACATCTGCCAGCGTTCCTGAGACTGTGCGCCATGCGCTGATGATGCTGGTGGCGCATTGGTATGATATGCGCGAAACATCGACCGAAAAGCAGATGTATGACTTGCCGTTTGGCTTCACCGACATGATCGGAACAGAACGGAATTCGTTCTATGGCTAGGGCTGGCGCATTCAGTGAACGTGCTACCTTCCAGCGCCTAGATCAGAGCGCCATTGACGCTTATGGCAACGTCTACACTGGTTGGTCACAGGTCGGTGTGCGCTGGGCTGACCTTCGTGAGCGCACGGGCCGTGAGGCCATTCAAGGCGGCGCACTGAATGATGTGGCTATGGCTACCATGCGATGCCGTGCCGACAGCTTCACAGACACTGTGACGGCGGCTGATCGTGTGATCATCCGTGGCTACACTTGGGCCGTCAAAAACGTGACCCATATTGATGCTAAAGATGTTGTGGTTGAGTTTCTGCTTGAACGCGGGGTAGCAACATGAAGGTGGATGCTGAAAAACTCATCAAGCAACTTGCGTCAATGCCCAAGGCTGTTGAGCGCAATTTGGTTAAGTCTATTCGACTGAATACTGAACAAGCCGCAAACATGGCGCGGCGTTTGGTTCCTACCAAATCTGGCGAACTGCGCGGGTGGATTCATACGCTTTACGAAGCCGATGGCTTAACTGCATCGGTGGAAGCTGCACCGCCAACAAAAGAAGCGCAGACCAAAGCAAACGCTGTCGAATTTGGGCGTCAAAAAGGCAATCGCGGCACAACGGCGGCGCAACCTTACATTCGCTTGGCGCAAAAATTGCAGGGCAAGAAGTTTGGCAAAAGCATTAAGTCTGCTGTTAATCGCGGAATGAAGGAAGCAACCAATGGCTGATGGCTTTGCGCTTGCTCTCCAAAAAGGCTTACGGGCTAGGCTTGTGGCTAACGCTGGCGTGACTGCGATTGTTTCCACCCGCGTCTATGACGAACCGCCGCAAGCCGTGACATTTCCGTATCTGCGGTTTGACCAGATCACGGCAAACGCTTTCGACACAGACAGCACACTTGGATCGGTTGTGGACATCACGATTGAAGCCAACAGCCGTTCCGCATCGGGCCGTGTTGAGGCTGTGCAGATGGTTGAGGCTGTTCGTGCTGCCCTACATCGGCAAGAGGCCAACGTAACAGTCACGGGCTTTACGCTGGTAGAATTGATTTTCCAGACGTATTCGGTTACAAGAGACACTGATGGTCGTGGTTATACGGCTGTAATCGCACTTCAAGCATTGCTTGAATAAGCCTAGCAACGGGCCTTGGGCAAGCCCTATACATGGAGGCCATCATGGCTAAACAACTTGGACGCGCCCTGCTTGTCAAAATCGGCGATGGCGCTGCAACTGAAGCGTTTGCGAACCTTTGCGGGCTTAACAGCAAGGCAATCACACTGAACAACTCGTTGATTGATGTGACTACGCCTGATTGCACCACCCCTTCTGGTGCGTTGTGGACGGAAAGCCTGAACGGCGTAAAAAATGTGACCATCTCTGGTGACGGCTATTTTGAAGATAGCGTTACCGAATTGCGGATGAACACTGCCGCAATGGCGGCTGATCCTAAAGCCAACTTCACTGTGACTATTCCTGCATTCGGAACGTATGCTGGCACATTCTACATCGGGTCGCTGGAATTTGGCGGCGAAACTGAAGGCGGCGTAACCTATTCACTGTCGCTGACAAGCAGTGGCGCTGTTACGTTTACGGCTGTTTAATGAGTATAACGGCTGAAGCGCCGCGTGGGGGTGTTGCCGAATATATCGGCGACACCTCTTATGTTTTCTTGCTACGCAATCGTGAGATTGAGCGGTTTGAAGACAAGCATCGCGGCATATTTGATGTGTGGGATGGCCTGTTTGGTCGTGGCACAAAGCTGAACAGCAAAGAAACCCGTGACCTTTTGGCGCTGGCCTTGGTCGGTGGTGGGATGAAAGACGCAGAAGCCGACAAGGTTATTGCGGCGGCAACTCCCGCTGATTTGTTGCGACTGTATCAGATCGCCCAAGCGGTGGTTGGCGTGGCCTTTATGCCTGATGCAATGGATGAAGCATCAAAAAAAAAGACCACGGCGGAGCAAAACCTAGCCGATTAAATGTTCGCGGCATGTTAAAAAACGGAATTGTCATTGGGTTACGTCCTGAAGAAATCCGTGATATGATCCCGCTGGATGCGTGGCTTGTGTTCCAAGGTTGGCATGATGCCCACGCACCTAAAAAAGCTGGATCGACCGCAATGACGGCTGAACAGTATCGCGCACTTGTGGAGCAAGTTGATGGCAATTAGTGCAGAACAGCTAAACATCATCCTGACCGCCAAGGATAAAGCGTTTGCCTCCGCGATGGATAAGAACGCCAAGCGGATTGCCAGCTTTGCCAAGACTGCAAACAAAGACCTAAGCGTTGTCAGCATGGGCTTTGATAAGCTGGGCGGTGCTGCGGCTGCATTTCTAAGCGTTGCTGCAATTCAACAGCTTGGCGTGGCTGTTCGGGATGCCGCAAATAAACTTGGCGACCTGAAAGATGCGTCTGAAGTGATCGGCATAACCACAGATGCTTTGCAAGAATTGCAATATGCGGCACAACTCAGCGGTGTTTCGGCTGATGTGCTTCAAGGGTCTTTGCAAAAGTTAACCAAGAACCTTGGCGATGCCGCGATGGGTGGCACATCTGCCAAAAAATCGCTGGACGAACTTGGCCTGTCTGGCTCTGAGTTGTCGACGATACCGCTAGACCAAGCATTGGCTAAGATTGCCGACAAACTGTCAGCGGTTGAAAATCCAGCACAACGCGCCACACTTGCCACTGATCTGTTCGGCAAAAGCGGTTTGGCAATGGTCAATATGCTGGCTGATGGTTCGGCTGGTTTGGAAGCAATGGCTGCTGAGGCGCAAAGCCTTGGGGTCGTTATTAACCGCGATGTTATCTATAATGCCGCAGAGGCCGCTGACAAACTTGATGCAATGTCGATGGTCGTTAGTGCGAACCTGACATCTGCGCTTGTGAACTTGATGCCGTTTATCATTTCTGCAGCGCAGGGCATTGCCAGCCTTGCAGACGCTGTAAATGAATTTCTGTTTGCTGGCACACAGCGCCAAGTCACATCAAATAATGCGCTGGCTTATGCGGCTACGGCTACTGGCGAAGTTCGTGATGCTTATCTGGCATATGGAGCAGCCGTCAATAAAGTAAATTCTTTGAATACGGATGCTCCAATTTTTGACGCAAGATTAGGGCAAGATAGGGCAGATGCTTTAAGAGTTGCAGAACTTGAAGTTGAAGTTAACAGGGCTTTGGTTGTTGCCGCTGTTGATAGAGAGGCCGCAGAGAAAAAACTGGATGCAACCTATAGTGCATCCGTTCAATCTGTGTCTGACAAAAACTCAGAATTGCAAACTGAAATTGCTTTGCTTGGCCTAAGCAAAGAAGAACAGATCAAAAAGAACGCGGCGGTTGAAAAGGCTGCATTGGTTGAAACGCTGATGACGCAAGCGATGGCTGCAAATGGCAAAGTTTCGGAAACACAACGCCTAAGCATTCTGGATCTTGCAACACAGCAAGAGCAGCTAACCATTGCAAATGAGATGGGCAAGATCGCCCAAACTGGCGCAAATAAAGGAATGAGCGATGCCGCCATCATTGCACTCAAGACAAAAGACGCGCTGGCAGTTTATCAAGCACAGGTGCAAAACCTTGGCCTGACCATGAGCGAATTTGAAACCATTTCAGGCACGATCCAATCGTCTATGGAAGGTGCATTTATGGGCATCGTGGATGGAACCACAAGTGCCAAGGATGCTTTCAAAAGCATGGCGGCTGACATCATCAAAGAATTGTATCGAGTTCTGGTCGTGCAGCGGATGGTTGGGCAGTTGGCAACTGCGGGAAAAGCTGGCTCTGGCATCCTTGGTTTTATCGGCGGTGCGCTTGGCATCACTGGCAGCGCCGCTGGCGGGCCGCTACAGGCTGGTCAGCCTTCTGTGGTGGGCGAACATGGGCGCGAACTGTTTGTGCCATCCAGCGCTGGCCGTGTGCTGTCTGTGCCGCAATCCAAGGCCGCTGTCGGCGGTGGCGGCAGCGTTACAGTAATGCAGACCATCAATGTCGGCACTGGTGTTCAGCAAACTGTTCGCGCAGAGATTAAATCGTTAATGCCGCAGATCGCCGACAGCGCCAAGGCTGCTGTTCTGGATGCTCGCAGACGCGGTGGAAGCTATGGGAGTGCATTCTGATGACGATTTCCTACCCATTGTCTTTGCCAGTTGCGACAAAGGCCATCCAGTCTATCGAAATCAGGGCAATCAACGCGGTTGCCTATAGCAGATCGCCGTTCACCTTTGCGGGTCAGGCTTTCGCCTATTCTGGTCAGATGTGGACAGCCGATGTCACCTTAAAGCCAATGAAACGGGCCGATGCTGAACAGTGGAACGCGTGGCTACTCAGTCTGCGTGGGCAGCTTGGCACTTTCCTAATGGGTGATCCGATGGGCGCAACTGCTAGAGGCGATGCAACAGGCACACCGCTCGTTAACGGCGCAAGCCAAACTGGTGGATCGCTTGTAATCGACGGCGCGACAAGCAGCACAACGGGCTGGCTGAAGGCTGGTGACTATATTCAACTGGGCAGCGGAGTGACCGCACGGCTTCATAAGGTGCTGACAGACGCTAACAGCAGCGCGGGCGGGGCTGTCACGCTAGACATCTGGCCCCACATCCGTGTTGCACCAGCAGACAATGCCGCTGTCACTGTGAGCGATGCCAAAGGGCTATTCAGGTTATCTAGCAACGATCAAGGCTTTTCAATCAATGAATCGGCTATATACGGCATGACATTCGCTGCGATGGAGGCTGTCTGATGGCACGTTCAATTCCAAATTCAATCCTTACGGCACTAAGCCAACCTGACGTAAGCCCGTTTTATGCAGTTGAAATGATGTTTGACACCGCACCGCTGCGGCTTTGGACTGGCTACGGTGATAGGCTAATCGGGATCAACACATACCTCGGCGTTGGCACCCTTATGATCATTAGCGGTCTTGATGAAGCTGGCGACTTGTCAGCAAAATCTGCATCCATAACGATGAGTGGCATTGATAACGCCATTGTTTCATTGGCATTAGCAGAGCCATACCAGCGCCGAATTTGTCGCATTTACTTTGGCGTAACAGGATCAGCAGACATTGTTGAGGTTTTCTCTGGTTATATGAACGTAATGACCATTGAAGACAGTGGCGAAACATCTGTTATTTCTTTGGCTATTGAAAGCAAACTCGTTGAACTGAACAGGGCGCGGGTTCGTCGCTATACCCACGAAAGCCATCAATCTCGTTACGCTGGGGATACGTTCTTTAGCTATGTTGCAGACCTTCAGGACAAGTCTATTGTGTGGGGCCGCAAGGAAGCATGAAAGAACTTCATGCCTTTTTGCGTGAGGTTGCCGATAGGCCATTTGAATGGGGCATTTGGGACTGCCTTATCTTTACGAACGAAGCATTTCGTAGGATGCACGGTCAGGGCTGGGCCGACGATCTGTTGAACCGATACATGGACGGCGGGAAGCCCATGACACGGGTGCAGATCAGACAAGAATATGGCTATGAAAGTCTGGACGATATGCTGAAAGATCGTCTAGAAAGGTCGTATGATGTGCCACCACGGGGTGCGCTTGTGACATCAAGCCAGACGTTCTTAAATGCTGGATATTTAGGATCAGGCTTTGGAATATCCGTAGGGTCAAGCGCGGCGTTCCTTTCCGGCGCGGGTGTGGTATATTACCCCATCGAATACATCGACAGCGCGTGGGTTAGACAATGACACCTCTAAAAAAGCTGCTTACTGGCTCAACTGGTCTGTCGATGTGGAACGTGGCCCCGCGTATGCCACAGGTTGTTGGGGCAGCTATCCTTGGCGCGGTTGGCATCACTGTGGGCGCAGGGATCGGCGGTGCAATCCTAGCTTATGGTGTCGGCTATATCGCCACCACACTGGTGACCTCGTGGGCTGTGAAAGCATTGTCGCCCAAGCCACCGAGTATGTCAGGAATGACAGGCACGTTGGTAAACTCACGCGAAGCAGCAGCGCCGCAAGATTACGTTTATGGAACGATCCGCAAAGGCGGAACGATTACATATTTAGAATCAACGGGGAGTGAGAACAAATATCTTCACATGATCCTAACGCTGGCTGGGCATGAAGTAGCGTCCATCGGCAGCATATATATTGATGATGACATCGTTACGCTTAACGGCAGCGGATTTGTTACGAGCCAAAACTGGAACAGCAAAATCCGCATTGTCAAATATACAGGAAGCCAAACCACCGCTCCAGCATTGCTTTTGGCTGAGAGCAATCAGATCAACGGCACGTTTGTCGGGAATGGCCTAGCCTATTTATACATCAGGTTGCAATACGATCAGGACGTTTTCCCAAACGGCATTCCTTTGTTCACTGCTATCGTCAACGGCAAGAAAGTTTACGATCCACGCAGCGCACAAACTTTGCATTCAGCCAATGCTGCTTTGTGCATCCGCGATTATCTCATGGCAGATTATGGCTTGGGGGATGTTGGCGTTGATGAAACTATGTTTGCGACTGCTGCCAACGTATCTGATGAAAATGTTCCACTAGCCGTTGGCGGTGATGAAAAACGCTATACGATGAACGGCGTTATTCGAGCAGATCAAACCCCAGGTTCTGTTCTGCAAGACATGATGACATCTTGCGCTGGAATGTTGTTTTGGGGCCAAGGAAGCTGGCAGCTAAAGCCAGCGTATTACACCAACCCAGTTAAAACATTTACGCTTGATGATCTACGCAGTTCCATCCAGTTGCAAACGCGACAATCGATGTCTGATGTATTTAACGTGGTGCGCGGAACTTTTGTAGATAAGGCCCAAGGATACATCGTTGTCGATTATCCTGAAATAACAAGCGCCGCTTATCTGATTGAAGACAACAATGTTGAAACGCCGATTGACCTGACGCTGCCGTTCACGACATCGGCGGCAAGCGCACAAAGGATCGGCGCACTGACCCTAAACCGTGGCCGTGAGCAGATGACGCTATCTGCTGATTTTGGCATGGAAGCATTTAAGGTGCAGGTTGGCGACATCGTTGCCCTGACGAACAGCAGATATGGATGGACAGCAAAAGAATTTGAAGTTGTAGGCTGGAGTTTCTTTGCTAACAATGATGCTGGCGATCTGCGGGTCAAGCTGACGTTGCGTGAAACATCTGAAGCAGCCTTTGATTGGGATGCCGACGAAACTGCAATCATCGGCAACAACACTGCATTGCCTGTTTTCAATACAGTTACAGCGCCGTCAAACTTAGTCCTAACAGCCACAACTGTTTTGAATGACGATGGCATTGCTATTCCTGCCATTCGCGCATCATGGACAGCTTCTATAGATAGTTTTGTCCAATATTACGAAGTCCAATACAAGCGACTTGGTGGTGAAGAAGACTATGGAACCATTGCCGCAGCGCAAACGGAAAGCGAAGATTGGGGCAGCATCACAGTTGCCGCGACAACCAGTGCAGATTATGGCTTAACCAACGAGCCAATTCTGACACCAGATGCTGAATATTCATCTGTTCTTGGCACATCAAACAGTTTCACCATTCAACCAGTGCTGAATGGATATGACTATCAAATCAGGGTCCGCGCCATCAACAGCATGGGCGTTCGGTCCAACTTTCTTTCTTCGTCCATCTCATCTGTTGGAGACACAACCCCACCAAGCACACCATCAAACTTGACGGCATCGGCTGGTCTAAAATATCTAGAATTGCGTTGGATCAATCCTGCTGATCAAGATTTCAATTATGTCGAAGTCTGGGAAAACACGACGAACAACCTTGCAACAGCTTCTTTGACTGGCATTTCGTCTGGGTCAAACTTTGTTCGCGGGAACTTGGGCAATGAGGTTACTCTATACTTCTGGGTAAGGGCCGTTGACTATTCTTTGAACAAATCGCCGTTCACTTCATCTGTCAATGCCACAACAATCCTGATTGCTCCTGTAGATTTCAATGCTGCTGTAAATGCTTTGTTTGTAGAGGCTGGGGCATTCGGGGTTGAGCCAGTTTCTTCACTGCCAGCGTCTGGGGATTTTGATGGGCAACTGGTTTTACTGCTTCCAGAAATTACCATCTATCGCTGGGATGCAACGACATCGGCATGGTCAACCGACATTTACACCGCTTCGTCGGTAGAAGCTGGATCGCTTACATTTGCATCATTCGCGGCTGGCATTGAACCTGTAGGCGTTGTCACCACACTACCAACGGTGGCTGGTTACACTGGCCCACAGGTTGTCGTGCTAACCACAGATGGCAAGCTGTATCGCCTTGTAAGCGGCGCTTGGACCGCTGCTGTTAGCACATCTGACATCAATGGAACACTTGGGGCTAACTTGTTCCCATCAGGTCTACGGCCCGTTGAAGTTGTCGCATCCTTGCCTGTGGTCGACCTATACCAAGGTCGCATTGTTTTGCTGACATCAGACAACAAGATGTATCGCTATACTGGATCGGCATGGACTGCGGCTGTTCCTGCCACAGATTTGACAGGCCAAATTACTGGCACCCAGATCACAGATAATGCCATCACGACAACAAAGATTGCGGCTGGCTCCATCGAAGCTGGGCAGATCGTGGCTGGAGCTATCACGGCTGAAAAGATCACCGCTGGTGCCGTATCCGCTGACAAGATTGCAGCCAATGCGGTCACCGCTGACAAGATTTTGGCAAACTCGGTAACGGCGGCAAAGATCGCTGCTGGATCGGTCGAAGCTGACAAACTTGCCGCCAACAGTGTTGTCGCTGGCAAAATTGCGGCTGGTGCGGTTAACGCAAATCAGATCGCTGCCAACGCCATTGTCAGCGCCAAGATTGCCGCTGGTCAAATCACTGCTGACAAGATTGCCACAGATGCCATAACGGCTGACAAGATTTTGGCTGGGTCTATCATCACCTCAAAGATTGCTGTCGGTGCTGTTACGGCAGCAACGCTGGCTGCCAACAATGTTGTTACCACTTCAGCCCAGATAACGGATGGCATCATCACAAACGCTAAGATTGGAAACACTATCCAATCAGATGCCTTTGTGACTGGTGTGAGCGGCTGGCAAATTCTGAAAGGTGGGTCTGCTGAGTTTAATGGCGTTGTTGTTTCTCGCCAGCTTGAAGTCGATACTGGAGTATATACGCTTCCGTCTACCATTAGTGATAACAACAGCAATACATTGGATTTGTTGGCTACATATTTCATCGAAACAAATACGGCTTCTTCTGCATGGACCGGAGTAAAAGAAACCTATATGGCTTTGATTGGACAAGAAGGCAACGGTGTTGGCACTGGAACTGTTTATGCTTTGAATAGCAATATTTCTAGTCAACCAGCGAATATTCAATGGGGTTGGGAAGGTCAGGTTCTGCCACTAACAAGATGGTCTGGAAACCAAAGATTGTGGATCAAGGTCGAACTATACACTAGACTTGTAGACAGAATCGAAAACTTTCAGTTACGTTGGAAGTTGATAAAGGTGACATGATATGGAAGGCTTATCTGTTGGGAAGATAGTTGGGGGACAACAATCACAAGACGGCATTACGCTTCATGTGATCACAAGCATAGAGGGTGAACTATGTGGTATTGGGTTTGACTTCTATCCACCAAGCGATCCAAATTTTGCATGGGCATTAGCTGTCTTGCATGGTCTTTCTGACTGATTACAATGCAAATGAAATCATGATATAGTCCACGCAACACATCTGAGGTGAACCTATGACTAAGCAAGTTCAGCGCCGCCGTGGGACATCCACACAGCACACCAGCTTCACAGGTGCAGATGGTGAGATCAGTGTTAACACGACGAACAAGTCGGTTCATGTGCATGACGGCGTAACGGCTGGCGGTGTGGAAGCGGCGCGGGCTGATCTGGCTAACGTATCTGACGCGAACCTGAATGCGGCGCTAACGGGGAATACCGTAGCGGCTTTGACCATCACATCAGCCACGATCAACGGCGGCACGATTACGGGCATTACTGATCTTGCCGTTGCAGATGGTGGGACAGGCGCATCTAACGCAGCAACCGCCCGCACAAATCTTGGTGCCGCTCCGTCTGCTGCCCCAGCATTTACAGGCCAAGCATCCTTCGCAGACGGCTCCGCAGCCGCACCATCCATTGCCCACACTGGCGACCTCAACGCTGGTTTGTTCTTTCCTGCTGCGGATACCGTGGCTGTGTCTACATCTGGCACTGAGCGTGTGCGTGTGGATAGCAGCGGCAACGTAGGGATTGGCACGACTTCGCCTGCAGCCCAACTTGATCTTGCGGCAAACAACACCGCTGGCACTGCTCTCAATGTCCTGCGATTTACTGATACAGACCTTAGCGCAACAGGCCCGCAAGAACTTGGCAAAATTGAGTTTTACTCAGCCGATAACTCTGCACCCGGGGCTGGAGTAAAAGCATCAATCACAGGTATTGCGGAAGTTGGAAACCCCGGCGGCGGAATTGCATTTAGCACAGACTTGCTAACAGGGACGCCAATTGAGCGTATGCGTGTTGACCGCAATGGCAACGTGGGGATTGGTAACACTGCCCCCGTAACACCTCTCCATGTCACTGGCGCATCAATGACCACTGGCGTTGTTTATAAAGCACAGCCAGCACAGACATCAAAGGCCGCTGCTGCAACCCTGACTATTGCAGAACTTCTCACTGGCATCGTCCAATACACGGGTGCGGCTGCTACGCTAACCCTGCCGACAGGAACGCTGATTGAAGGTGGCCTACCCGCTACATTCCCGACAGATATGTCGTTCGATGTGTCCTTCATCAACACGGGGGCTGCACTGCTAACCATCGGCACGGCAACTAACCTGACCTTGGTGGGAACCATGACTGTCGCAACGCTAACGTCCGGCATACTTCGGTTCCGCAAGACTGCCGCAAATACCTATACCGTTTACCGCATTTCTTAAGGACACTGACAAATGACGATTACTTGGAGCATCAGCCAAATGGACCGCAACGCTGCTAACGGCGGCGTAACCACGGCCCATTGGAACGTGAGCGCAGTTGACGGGGATTATGCCGCATCGGCATACGGCACGGCAGGGTTTACGCCTGACGCCAGCGCACCAGACTTTAAGCCTTACGACCAACTGACACAAGCTGACGTGCTGGCATGGGTCTGGGCAAGCGGCGTGGACAAGGATGCGGCAGAAGCCTCGCTGGCACAGCAGATCGCGGCCCAGAAGAACCCCGTCACCCTTAACGGATTGCCGTGGTAAAACATCATGCAGCAGGAGATGGACCTGATGGAACTGGCGAAACTCCTGCTGCAATTCGCAGTGCTGCCGATTGTTGCGTTCATGTGGGCGCATTATAAAATGACCCAAGGTCATGCTGTTGAGATCGCTGTCATAAAAACCGAGTTTGCGCTGACTAAAGAAAACCACGACCGCGAACTCAAAGAGATCAAGGATGGCTTTACAAACGTCCTAAAAAAGTTGGATGAAATCCAGAGAGATATGCGCAAATGAGCGTGAACAAAGCAACTCTGGATTTGATCAAGCGCTTCGAGGGCTGCAAGCTCACGGCCTACAAAGACATCGTGGGCATCTGGACAATCGGCTATGGCACAACCGCGATGGCTGATGTTGGCATAGTGCCAGCCAAAGGCATGACCATCACGCAGGATCGGGCTGAAGATTTGTTGCGGATGGGCGTTGATAAATTCGCGGCCACAGTTGATGCGCTGATCACAGCCAAGGTGAATGCTAACGAGTTCGGCGGGTGTGTGAGCCTAGCATATAATATCGGCCCGACAGCGTTTGCCAAGTCCACTGTTTTGCGTGAACTCAATGCTGGCAACAAAGACCGTGCCGCTGCCGCATTCAAGATGTGGAACAAGGCTGGCGGTGAGGTTGTGCAGGGGCTAGTCAATCGTCGCAATGCAGAAGTAACACTGTTCTTGACACCCGTAACCGCGGATATGCACACGGTTGAGAGCGAGAAGGACAAAGCAAACTCTACGCTTGCTGCAATCTTCAACGCCATTCTGGCAATGTTTCAGGGAATAAAAAAATGACGGCAACGGAAATCGGCGGCATCGCCCGCGCACTTGCAGCGGCTCTCGGCGGCTATCTGGTCGGCAAGGGTCTTATTGACAGCGAAACGGCCACCACAGTCGGTGGCGCGGCTGCTACGATCATCGTTGCGGTTTGGTCAGTCATCACCAAGCGCAAAGCATGAGCGCCTTCCTTGCCTCTCTCCTGAAGCCTGTGCTGGTTCTTCTAGCGGCTTGGTTTGGCGGCAAGAAGGCTGGCAGAGACGCAGCCAAGATTGAGGAGTTGCAAGCCTATGCCGAAACTTCCAAACGGATCGACAATGTTGGTCCTACTGATGCCGCTGCTGCTGCTGATTTCTTGCGCGACCGCGCCAAGCACTAACGCAATCTGCGATGGCACGATCCAAAGCAGGACGAACCATGCGGCGTCACTGGCGGCGGATGGTGGGCCGCTTTCGCTGGTCACGGGCGCGTTACTGATCCAACAGATCGACGCTGGGTGTAGCAAGTGACGCCCAAACAGGCAGAAGCCGTTGCAGCCTTTAAGCGCACAGGCAGCGTGGCTAAAGCAGCGCGGGAAATGTGCCTTGAAGAGCGCGGCTTTAAGCGTCTGCTAGACCGCGCCGGAATGACGGCAGATGCTCGAACAGATTATCGTTTGGACCCAGCGATCAAAAATGGCATGGAAGCCATTGGCACGCGCATGGTTCCCGCGTTGGCGTGGGCCAAGATTCCGCCGAAGGATGGCGAGATTGGCTATTCGCTTATGCTCCGGCCCGAAGCCGAACCGCCAGAAGCCGTTGCAGAGCGCATACGCGAGGCGCTGGAAGGCATGGTGCCTGCCGAGCCTGTGGTGGCCTCTGAAAGCGTGATGGCCGATCTGTGCGCTGTCTATCCGCTCATGGACGCCCACGTTGGGATGATGGCGTGGGGCCGCGAAACTGGATCGCAGGATTATGACCTTGACCACGCGGCCAAAGACATGAGGCACGCTTTTGCCAAGGTGCTTGCGCTTACGCCTGCCGCCGAGCAAGCGATATTAATTATCGGCGGGGATTACTTTCACAGCGATGACACTCTCGCCGAAACACCAGCAAACCGCCACAAACTCGATGTTGACGGGCGGTTTTGGAAGGTGCTTGATGTCGGTATAGCAATTATCGCTGAGACGATTTTGCGTCTCTTGCAGAAACACGCCCGCATTCATGTGCGCGTGCTGCGGGGCAACCACGATCCACATTCCAGCATGACGCTTAACTTCGCTTTGGCCGAACGCTATCGGGACGAGCCACGGGTTACGATTGAGAAGAACCCCCGCGATTTGTTTATGATGCAGTGGGGCAAGTGCGCCATTTTTGCTCATCACGGCGATAAAAGCAAACCGCAGCAGATGGCGATGTATCTGTCGGATGTTTGCCCATTCTGGTCAGACACACGCCATCGGCATTACCTGACGGGCCATATACACCACGATCAGGCCAAGGACATTGGCCCCTTGCGACATGAAAGCCTTCGCGCATTTTGCCCCCCAGACGCCTATGCGGCTAGTATGGGTTACGGCGGCAGACGCGCCTTGCAATCCATGACATTTCATAAAGCAGACGGCCTAGTGCTTCGGGCATTAGACCCAATTGACAGAATAGGGTAATGCGTTTGCATTACTTCAACCACTGTTCGATCAACGGCAAATATTTGTGGTCTTCGCCGTATTTCTCCACCCACGATGCTTTCCCGTTGTGGATCGCATCTAGGCCGTCTTGATGGTGCGCCCTGCAAAGTGGTATCACATCCATGTCGCTGGCCTTGGCAGACCCGTAGCGCCCGCAGATCACATGGTGGGCATCACTTGGCCCGTGCTTCAAGCAGATGACGCAAGGCAGTTGTTTGACGCGGGCAATGTGCGCCCGCGCCTTAGCTGTCCCACGTTCGGCCTTGGGTTTCTTCTGACCCAGTGGGCCGCGTTGTCCTAGGTCAGCCATCTTTCCCACTTCAAGCATTGCACATTGTTTTTCTGCGCCATTTCATAAAGGTGAGCAACCCTTGCCTTTGACTTTTTTGCCCGTGCTATTTCCGCTTCGATGCGGTCTTTTTCTTCATACAGCGGCGGCAGTTGGGCATAGGCGGCGGTTCTCATAAACGGCTTGAGTATCCAGTGCATGATTACATCCCCAACGCTGCGCGATACGTCATTTCAATGGCTTCTTCTTCAGCTACTTCATCAGCGCGTTTCTTCCGCAGCGCCACGACCTTGCGTAAAACTTTCACATCAAAGCCTGATGATTTGGCATCGGCATAGATTGTTTTTCTCACCTCAGTTTCGTCTAAGATTGTTGCATTCTGCGCTTCGATGCGTTCCACAATCTGAAGCAGTTCTTGGTTGATGTCTTGCATGTCAGTTCCTCGGTTTGGTTGTTGGAAGAGCTTTGAGCACGGCTTTGCCTTCGTCAGTCAATCGCCAATGGTTGCCCACAGTTTCAACCGTAAAAAATGGGCTGTCATCTGGAGCATCTACACGTTCAGCCCATCCGACTAGTTCAAGGCTGTAAAGCGCTGCGCCATGAACATTGCTGTGAATTGATGTGAAGACTTCTTGCCCATATTGCTCAATATCTTTGAGCGCTTGCCACCTCGTGGCGTTTAGTCTTGGTTTCATTTGCTCTCCTTTTCAGACCACACGACACCATGTCGTGCGCCATATTCATATATCGTTTCAATCAGGTCAGACATCTGCGGCTTGGTCAGTTTTGAAGACCTGAACCCTAGCGGAAATGGACCTGATCCATCCAAGCCTTCTGCGAATGCCACCTGATGGCCTAGAGAATGCAGGAAGGCGCATTTCCAAGTCTCAGGCGTCCATCTGCGGCCTTCTGGGCGGGCCATTGCCACATCGGTCAGCATGGCCCACATCTTGTCGTTTTGCTCCAAGGTCCGATCACCGCCCGCGATTGTCACTGTCGAATAATCTGGCGCTGCGTCTATAAGCTGGTGGGCATAGAGGCGCTGCCGTGGGCCTGTAAGGCGGACCTTGTATGGCATCAGCCTGCGCCCTGATTTGTCCAGTATGAAACCATCACTTCGCTGACCTCATCGCGGGGTATGTCCAGTTCCTTCGCCACCTTGTCCATCGTCAACGATGCTACGGCATGCCATATGCCGCCCGCTTCTTCTTCAAGGCGGTAAAAGGTCTTAACGATTAGCTTCCGATCAAGCATTGAACTTCTCCCGCAGCTGCTGGAGTTTCATGTCCAGATCGCCCAAGAACTTGATTACCTCGGCCATAATGTTTTCTTGCATGACAGGATCAGCAAAGACCCTCTGCATCCAGAAATTCATATCGCCCGGCATTCGCGGATCGAAGCTGACGAAATCGCACCATTCCCGCCCGCAGCACATCATCTGCACTTGCATCTGGATCATGTATTTGGATGGAACCTTGCCATCCAGAAGCGTCTCGATGTGGGTGGCAGAGTTTGGGCATTTGATTTCGATCAGCCCATCAGACCCAACCAGCCCGTCAGGTGATGCGCCGAAGCCCGCGATGGTCGGGTGTGGAATGAAGCCTGTCTCCACCACAGCCTCGCCTGTCATCAACTCGTAGGCCATGCGGGCCTGTGGCTCCGTATCCGTTCCCCACTGCATGGCGGGGCTAGAAAAGCCCTCTGTGGGCGTCTGCGTGAGACGTTCGGTGATAAGCTGGGCCATGTAGTTAGCCCGGCTGGCGCTGTAACCCGTCTTTGTGGTCGCCATCACATCGGCAGTGCGGGATGCTGTGACACATCCCAACCGCGCTGCGAACCATTCTTCACTGCGCTGTTCCATTTGCCACCCCCGCTTGTGCTGCTTTTTTCTTGAGCATGGCGATTGCGTCGATGCCTTGCTTCTCGGTCAGGTCTTCGAGCGTCTTCACCTTCCAGTAAGTGCAGAACTTCACTTCGTCGGTTTCGGTGTCAAAGATCAGTTCGTTGATTTCCTGAAACTGCTCTGCGCCGATCAAGCGGATCGCCTCGGCCTTGGGCGCGGCTTTCGCAGCTGCGTTGCCATCGTCATCTTCTGGGGCAATGCCTGTGAGGCTCTCAAGGCCGATCCGCTTGGCATAGGTCGTGGCAGACTTCATCCCCTGCATATCATTCTTGTTGATGATCAGGGGAACGTCACAGGAAATCTCAGTGCCGCTTGCGCCATGCACCAAGGTCGTGCGCATCACCGCGCCCTGTTCATCCCGCACCATATAGTGAAACATCGCAATGCCTTGCTCGTTTAAGGCAGGCACAGCAACGGAAACCACATCGGCCAGATCCGCATACTTGGATTTAAACGCGGGGTTGGTTGCGCCTTTCACAACCTTGCCCATGCCAGCCTGTGCTGCGCACAAAGCCATGTAGATGTTTTTGTGTTCGGTCATTTCAGAACCCCAATCCATAACCCAAGAAGAACAGGCCATAGGCCATTGCAAAGAGCATCACAGCCCCAACTGCGTCTTCGATCCATTCGCGCATTAGTAAAACTCCACTTCGTTCCAAAGAGACAGGATTGCGTCCTGCAACGCTTGCGGCAATTCTTTGATGTCGAACGGCGTGTCCAGAATGAACAGCTGATCAACCTCAATCGTGTTCATGTCGACTTCATCCCATGTCGGCGAACTCGGCACACCGAAGTCTGTGAGAACGCTTTCTGCGACAAAGCGCACCTTGATTTCTTCACCCTTGTAGTATGCTTGCATGGTCTTTTCTCCCATTCTTGCGTTGTCCGTCTAACAATGGTCTAACGATCTTGTTCGTCGATGTAAACAACTATTTGCATCAGGCGCAACTTTATGTAAGGTGGATCTATGGAAAACACATCACGCATCGCTCTGGCCCAGCACATCAAGGCCGAAAAAATGAAAAAGAAAGAGTTTGCTGCAATGCTTGGGGTTAGCGCATCGCAGCTTTCGCGCTGGTTGTCTGGCGCGGTTGTGCCCGATCGCCTGTCACGCAAGTTTGTGGAGTTCGCGACCAACCGCGCTGTTGCATCGGATGGCTGGCAATGAAAATCCAACCCAGCCTTGCCCGCAAGACCCGCAACAAGTATGGCGCCAAAAAAACGCAGGTCGGCGAGGTCACGTTCGACAGCAAGAAGGAAGCCCAGCGCTACATGGAATTGCAGCTTTTGGAACGCGCAGGGGAGATCACCGATCTGCGCCGACAGGTTAAGATCGACCTCATCGGTCAGTACAGACCTATGTACACCCGCACAGGGCGCAAGATGCGGCTGACAGTGGACTTTGCCTACATCGAAGATGGCGTAGAGGTGCTTGAGGATGCCAAGGGGATGTGGACTCGTGACTTTGAGGTGCGCTATGCGGTCGCCATTGCGATGGGATTAAATCTGCGGGTGACATAAAAAACGCTTTATTTGATCTTGGAACGGGTATAAAAAAAGAAATGGGCAGGGAACGCGGAAACGTTCAACCTGCCCTAAGTAAGCCGCAGCGGGGGAGAAGTCCGCTGAGATCGGCAAGCACATGAACCGGATGTGCTGATCGTGGTTTACACCGCGATTGGCAACTCCACAACCCAAGGAGTGCCAAGATGCACAGTTTCGATCCAGACATAGCAAAGCGCGTTGGCGTCCATGCCGCTGTGCTTTATCAAAACATCGTTTGGTGGTGCGCTAAGAACGCAGCCAACGGGCACAACCAGCATGATGGCCATCATTGGACCTATAACAGCGTCCGGGCATGGTCTGAACTTTTCCCATACATGACGCTTAAGCAGATCAGGACATCGCTGGAACGCCTTGAGGCTGATGGCATGATCTTGTCTGGGTCATACAATAAATCTGCTTATGACAGAACCAAGTGGTTTTGCCCTGCAAGCCCATCCCATTTGCCCGCCAAGGCAAATGAATTGGCCACTGAGGGCAAACCTATACCAGTTGTAAACACAGATAGTAAACCAGAAGAAGTATTGGGTGCAAAAGCACCGAAGCAACGCAAGCCTGAGATTGATCTGCCCGATGGGTGGATTCCAAATGACAAGAATGTTCAAGACGCGCTAGATCGCGGTTTCTCACAGCAGGAGATTGAAGATGAAGCAGATCGATTCGGAAACTTCCACCGCTCCAAGCAAAACCGCTTCCGCGACTGGGACGCAGCTTGGCGCACCTGGCTCGGCAATGCGCGGAAATTTGGAAACACTCAGCGAGGAAAAGGTGGAGCGGGGTCTGGCATGGCTGCGGCGTTTGCCAGCGTTGCAGCCGACTGCGCTGCCAGAGAAAGAAACCGTGCTGCGAATCCAGAGCGCACTGATGACATCAGCCTCTGGGGTGTGGATCTCAGCTAGGGTCGCTGCGCTTCTTAGCCCGTATTACGAAAAAGACATTCCACAGGCCGTGCGGAAAATGGAAGCAGAAGACTGGGAACAGGCTCTAAGCGGCTTTCCTCAGTGGGCGATCGAGAGGTCGGTGCGCTGGTGGAAGTCAGATGCCAACACAGACCGCCGGAAACGCCCGCTAGAGGGTGACATCGTGGCTCGGTGTAGGGTTGAGATGGACGGCGTGGCATCAGCGTCTAAGGTGCTAGAGATGAAGCAGCGCGGCGCAGAGCATAAGCCAGAACCGCGTGAACGGCTGACAGCAGATCGCGCTGCGGAAATTATGCGGGATGTTGGCTTTGGCGTGAAGCGGATGGAATGAAAATAATTGCGCTAAGTGCAATAAAGATGTTTACAGCGTTTGTGGATGTTGTAAGGTGTCTACAAGAACACCGCAACAGCAAAGGAAGCCACCATGTACAAGATCGCCGCCAACAACACTAGCCGCGTCTACCCAGAGACTGTGACATGCGAAAGCGTAAATCGCTTGGCTAAGCGCAAATTCGGCGAGACTATCGGATACAACAATGGCGGAGACACCGCAGTTGTTCTTGATGCAGATGGACGCACTCTGGCGCAATACGAATACCAAGAGCGGTTCTTTAGCACTGAGGCTTACCTCAACAACTGACACAAAAGTGACCAGCCCTGCGGGGCTGGCGCCATCAACAATCATCGGGAGAACAAAAATGACTAATCGCATCACCATAAATCAACTAGACAGCAAGGTGCAAACCCTGAATAATTTGTTTGGATATGAATCAGAACCTTATGGGCCAAGGGGAGAAGATGGACGCCCTACCATCAACGTTGGAACTTTTGTGTTAGATGTAAACGGGCAGGGTTCTCGCTTGTGCCAAATGATCGGGCCGCAGGGCGGACAGCGTGATTTAACTCTTAGAGGTACTGCGCGTCAAACCTACGAGGCTATCGGAGCATTTATCACTGGTGCTCAGTATATGAAAAGCGCCATGACAGGGGAGAACTGAAATGACCACCTTTGAAAAACAGCAACGTGAGACGGAAGAAATGATCCGCAAATGATATGACGCAGAAACTTCTGACGCCAAAATGCCAGCCTCTGAAGGGTGGATCATGGCAATCTTCAACGGCAAAAACACAACGCAACAGGGAGCAACAAAATGATGGACACGACCGAAAAAAATCTGACTCTGTATCAGCAGCACCACGTGGTGTTTGATACGCTTAAAAACCGCTTTCCAAACATTTTTGCGCTGTCACAGATTGTTCGGACGGTAGCGCAAATGGACGATGCTGTCGGTTCATTGGGCGGAGGCTGCTCGATTAAATGGATTCGTGGAAACAATGTCCCGGGCATGGGGTCTGAGCGTCGTGCCGCAGCATACTTATGGCGGCTTGCAAACGATCAGCCGTCATTGCCAGCGATGGAACCAGCTCCTGCGACAAAGTTGGCATCTATGTTTTTGATTTCGGTGCCTGAAAACGCAAAGGCAAAGGCCGAAATGCTGCTGAACATGCTGCGCAACATTGGCTGCGAAGTGGTAGACTTTTAAGGCAATTAGAAAAACCAGCCTTGCGGGGCCATCATCAACAAGGGAATGACAAAATGCTAACCATGACAATCGCTGGCAACGTAGGCAAGGATGCCCAGCTGCGAACCACGCAGGGCGGCGACCCAGTGCTGGGCTTCTCAATCGCCATCGACAACGGCAAAGACAAGAACGGCCAGAAGCGCGACAGCACTTGGGTGCAATGCAGCATCTGGGGCAAGCGGGCTGACAGCCTAAGCAGCCACATCGTCAAAGGCACAAAGCTGGTGGTGTCTGGTCGCCCCGGCGTGGATGTCTACGAAGGCAAAGGCCGTCTGACGCTATCGGTGCAAGACCTGACGTTTATGGGCGGCACGAAGGAACGCAACGAACAAGAACCGCAGACTAGCAGCCGCGCCGATCTGGATGATGAGATCCCATTTTGAGCGAGCGCATGGAATATAACATTGTTAAAGACCAGCGCGGTGTCCTGCACACCATGCTGGACTCAATGAAGCGCGGCGACGAGGTGGTATATCACATAGGTGAATACGCCGCAGGCAAGCACAAGGCCGATGCGATGGAACTCTACAATCAAGGCAAGTGCATCCTTTACCAGCGCAAGTTGGGCGATGGTAAGTTTGCCTACATCGCCCGCAAACCTTTGAAACCGTGAGGGTTTGGCAAGTGGGTGATCCAGTGAGGATGGGCGAGGTCTACTTGCCGAGCAGAGACAGCAAGGAAGCCTACAGCGCAGCCTGCAACGAGGAACTGCTAGACAGCGCTGCGCGATATGCAATGGAACTAAGGACAGTTGAGGCAAGACGGGACTTCATTGCGACTTGGCCGGAGAGTCGGCGCAATGCACTCAAAGCAAAAATCAAAACCCTGTGGGAGACGGAGAAACAGAAATGAAATATCGCAAAAAGCCAGTTGTAATCGACGCCATTCAGTATGGCCCCTATACCGCCCCAACCTTAGAACTGACTGAATTTCTACAAGGAACGAGCGCTTCGTGGGGGCCTGAAGGTATCACCATCCCAACACTCGAAGGCAACCATTTGGCGCGGGTCGGTGACTGGATAATCAAGGGTGTCGCTGGGGAGTTTTACCCCTGCAAGCCAGAGATTTTTGAGCAGACTTATGAACTGGAGGGGAAAGAATGAGTGACGATCTGAAACCATGCCCGTTTTGTGGGGTAGTTCCACTACCAGTCAATACGATTGGAAGTTATGTTTTTTGCGGTGAATGCGGGGCAGATGGCCCTGTACATCTAACCGAAGCCATCGCAGCATGGAACACCCGTGCAGACGTCAAACGCATCGAACAGTTGGAGCGTGAGAACGCTGAAATGGCCGCAGCTATCTCTGAGGCTGAAAATGAGGGCCTTTGTTCTGGGGGAAATCTTTGGCGTTTCTGGGCAAAAGCAACCCGTGAGATGTCAGTAAAGAACCAAGAAAACCGAGCCAAACTCGCCAAAGCTGTGGAGGCGCTGCGGTTTCTTATTGAGGCTACCACTGTGCCAGAAGCCAACATCTGCATCACGCGCGCATTGACTGATGCCCAAGCCGTGCTGGCTGAACTGGAGGGAAAAGAATGAAAAGCCTCAGAGGACAAGCGCGCATTGACCACATCGCCGAGCAGCGCAAACGGGCAGAGGGGTATGTGCAACAGCTTGCCACAAAGCTGGCAATGCAACTGTCATACTACGAGGTTTTTGATCTTATGATTAATGCCATTGAGGATCGCGCACTATGCAGCGTCGAAGAAATTAGGATCAGGGCTGCGCACATCACGGCAAGCTGCAATGCTGTCACTGAAATTGAGATGGTGAAACACATTCGTGCAGTGCGTGAACTGGAGGGGAAAGGATGATAATCGAAATTCGCGGCATTACATACCCAAGCGTGCGCAATGCCTCAGAAACTCTTGGCATAGCAATGGACGCAATCTATAGCGCCTTGAAGCGTGGCAACATGGACGCCGTGGGACTGGGAAACACGCAGCGCCAGCCGATCAATCTTGATGGGCTAAACTTTCCATCGCTTGGAGCAGCAAGCAAAGCGCTTGGTTTTAATCGATCCTTCGTGCGCTATGCTATCGCAACCAACTCTGCGGTTGCAAAAGCGCGTTTGGAGCAAGCTATCAACCGTTACAAGCAAAACAAAGAAATGTGTGGATGAACATGCGCACGAGAACAATAGCCGTTGTGGATCGCAACTCTGTAGTATCAGGTCCATCAATTCCGCAATTTGTAACGATGCCTGCCGCGCCGTGGGAAACGGCTGACGGTGATAAAGACTTCACCGGGGCAGGGCAGAAGGTCGTGATCTACGGCAAGACGTTTGCAAACGTAAAGCAGGCGGCACGCGAACTGCACGTTGATCTGACATATCTAAGGCGAGCAATCCTGTTCGACCGCATGGGCCAGTATTTGCAGTATCAGTTAAGCCGCGAGAAAACAGGGGCGCGTCTATACAATAGCTTTACAGACCTGCATAAGAAATCACTGGAGCGTAAGATTTGCCCACCCTGTAACCACAACTGCAACGAAGGGCGTGACTGCCCAGAGAGGAAAAAATGAACCGCGAACAGATTTTAAGCACCGCGACCCAATACATCACAAAGGACCGAGCCGCCACGCACGGAAATGCGGAAGACACGTTCTCAAACATTGGCGATTTGTGGGGCTGGTGGATGGTAGGGCGAGAAACCCCGACCTTCAACGATTTTGACGTTGCCATGATGATGACGCTGTTCAAGATCGCCCGCATCAAAGGCAACCCAGATCACATCGATTCGTACATCGATGCCGCTGGATATCTAGCACTAGCAGGGGAAATCCAATGTATGGAACGCTAGACCGCCAACGCGACGAGCAAATTCTGATGGCGCTGCACCTTGTCGAGAACATGGGCCTAAGTCACAAGCAAGCTGGCGACATAGTTGGCATGACCAAAAACGCCTGCATCGGGGCCATTGCACGGGTGCGTAATGAACCTACAGGCGTCCATAGCATCATCAGGAACTCAGATAACAAAGACAGCAGCCAAAAGCCGCTATGGTGGTTTGATCCAACGTCTAAATTTGCGCTATCAATTCTTGATACCATTGCTGAACAAAATGAACTACAATCCTGAATATGCCAGAAATTGAAGTAGATATGAGTAAGGTCGATCAGAAAGTGGCACATGAGGTTGCCAATGACATCCTGCTTTTTTTTGCTGATATACATGACGAAGGCGTCAGCATCTTGGATATGGTCGTGTCGCTTGGCATTGTGATGGAGATAATGATTGAGCAAAGTGCTGGACAGGTGGCGTACACCCGAAGCCACTGAGTATCGCAAGCTATACCAAACGAAGCAGTGGCAACAACTTCGCCGCCGTGTGCTGCTAAGGGATGGCTACAGATGCCAGCACAAGCAATGTGGTGCGCTTCTAAAGCGTGGCAGGACAGATGCTAAATCGGCAGTTGTTCACCATATCATTGCACATAAGGGTGACTTGGATTTGTTTTTCGACTATAACAATCTCCAAGCGGTATGCTGGGCCTGCCACTCAGGCGACATCCAACAGGCTGAATACCACGGGTTTGATCTATCCATAGGGGATGACGGCTGGCCCGTTGACCCGCGACACAGGGGCAACCGCTAATGGAAATTCGCCAGAAAAACAGTTTGCCGTGGTCGCATCACCTTGCGATCGGCAACATGAACCAAGCCCATGTGCATCACCAGTTTGGGCGCAATGTCTTGCTAAATACAACGTATACACCTGTGTCAGACACAGGCCTATACAGGACGCCACAGCCAGCCGCTGCGACAGCACTTCGCATTAAGGCGGGTGGCAACGCTGGTGATACAGCCAGTGGCGCTGGTGCGCGATCTGTGAAGTTATGGGGCATGAATGCCAATGGGGATGAGATTACCGCCGTCTTAGCAACCAATGGCGCGTCAGCATCATCAGCAACCGCTGTGACATTCATTCGCCTATATCTGGTCGAGGTCTATGAGAGCGGAACATATGGCACAGCGACAGCCGGGTCACACCTTGGCAACATCACCATACAGAACGCGGCAGGTACAGAAGACTGGGCGCAGATTCAGTTAAATGGTTTCCCAAGCGGCACTTCAGGCATTGGATCAATCACTGTTCCACGCAACCACGTTGGGCTGATTACATCAATCCAGATCAATCCTGAAATACAAGCCAACAAGACAACCGATGTGTTGCTCCTAAAGCGTGAAGGCGTTTTGCAGACAACAGCGCCATACAAGCCAATCGTGAAGGTACAGGAAGTTATCGGCATGGATTCAAACTTTGAGATTACTTTTGATATGCCATTGGTAATGCCAGAACTGACCGACATTGGTGTTCTTGCCAAGGTGACAAGCGGCACAGGTGCTGTAAGCGTCGATATGGAGATCATTTTCCTAGAGGCAGAAAGCTATCCATAGGGGGGGGGTATATGCGATCCCTATAGGCAAAACACCCAAACCTGCACACAAATCTTCTTTTGACAAAGCCTAAATTGACATCGGGGGTCAAAAGTGGTTTCAGTTGATAAAACTGGAGCAAAACATGACAAAAAACCAATGGCCCGCTGATAACGTGATGCGCCGCAAGGTGTCTGCGCTTGTGCCTTACGCTCGCAACAGCAGAACGCACAGCAAAGAACAGATTGACCAGATCGCAGCGTCCATCAAAGAATGGGGGTTTACCACGCCCATCTTGGTTGACACGGATGGGCAAATCATCGCTGGGCATGGGCGTTTGCTGGCTGCGCAGAAACTAGGTTTAGAAGAAGTACCAACCATGACAGCCACTGGTTGGACTGATGCTCAGAAAAAAGCCTACGTTATTGCGGATAACAAGTTGGCTATAAATGCTGGCTGGGATAACGCCATGTTGGCAATCGAAATGAAAAACCTTGATGACATGGGTTTTGATCTTGAATTGACAGGTTTTGATTTGGGTGAATTGGCTGATTTGTTTGATGTTGATGCGGAAGAAAAAGAAGAAGCAACAAAAAATGTAGAAGTTCCAGAAAATCAAATGTTGTTGACGTTTGAAACGGAATTTTTATTGCAAGAATGGTATGAACGCGCACAAAATGAGGGCATAGAATGCAAACTTTTGTAGTAAATCTTCAATCACCACCGCCAAATGGCTTTCGTAGTGTCAAAGCGGCGCAATCTGTTGATTTGAACATTGATGAAAAATTGACTCATCACATGGAAATTTCTGCAGATGTAACAAGTGATTTTAATGTTGGTTTAATAATTGGCGCATCTGGGTCGGGAAAAACAACTTTGGCCACAGAAATTTTTGGTCCTGCGTGTTTTGATACATTGCTTGATTTAAAAAAACCAGTTATTGAACAATTTATGTCATCTATGAGTTATGACGAATGTGCAGCCGCTTTAACTGGAATTGGTTTGTCACAAGTTGCGTGTTGGGTCAAACCAGCTGGTGCTTTATCAAACGGCCAAAAAGCAAGAGCGGAAGCTGCACTTCAAATGTGTTCTTTGCGACCATTTGTTGTCATAGATGAATTTACATCGGTTGTTGACAGAAATGTTGCAAAAGTTATGGCGCATTGTGTTCAAAAGTTTGCTAGAAAATTCAACAAGAAAATAACGTTAATTTCTTGTCACTATGATGTTGCAGAATGGTTAAATCCAGATTGGATTATTGATTGTAATGCAGCAAAATATACAAACCGGAGGTGTCTTTGGCGAAGCTCAGTCAGACAAGAAAAATTTGAATTTGTCATTGCTGAATGCGACAGAAATACGTGGAAAAATTTTAGCAAATATCACTATTTAAGCAAAAATTTACCGGGAGGTCACATAGAAACATTCGGAATATATCTTGATGGAAAGCAAATTGGCTTTCAATGTTTTGCAAATTACGTTCCACATCGAAAAGGAACCAAAAGAATAATGCACAGCAACAGAACTGTTGTTCATCCTGATTATGTTGGGTTTGGTCTCGGCATTAAAGTAATTGATTTGACCTCACAAATAATGGTGGATAGAGGTTTTGATGTTCAAGCTAAATTCAGCAGCATTCCAGTTTATCAATCCATGATTAAAAACAAAAATTGGGTTTTAAAAAGTGTATCAAACAATACTCATGATGCTCAATATAATCCCGGCGGAAACATGATGAGAAAAGGTGGAATGCGACAAGCAACAAAAACTTTTTCGTTTAAATTTATTGGGAAAAAGGCCGCACAAAAGTGCGACCTTGATTGATGCAATGTTATTTTTTAAATCGCAAAGCAGCAATAAAACCATCCAGTTGATGACAGATTTCTTTGCCTGTTATGTGTCCAAGGCCGATAGGTGTTTGACACCCACCACCTTCGCCTACAGTGCGCTGCAAACAATAGCCGCCATACGCTTGCGACAGATGGAAGTGACCCACATTGCAACGAAAACCTTGATCAGTTTTGGTTGCGTATTCCATAGGGCTGTTTGTCATTTCGTTGATGATGTCGATTTTCTTTTGCAGCATTGTTTTGCTGATACGCATTGTTGTTCTCCTTTATGCGTTGCAGATGTGGGCGTTATTGCCTTGCGCGGTGATTGCATAGATCATGGTTTTCTTGTCGCCAAATGTAGCAGCATAACTTTGCGCGTCAGCAAAATTTGCAAATTCTTGACGAATGCGTGTATTAGGTTTTGCGCCACGCACGGCGGCAAACACAACAGCAGCGTCAAAGCACATTTGTTCATATGCGGTCATTTTTTGTCTCCATATTATTGTTACAAGAATATGTGTAAAATTAACCACAAAAAAAGTAAAGACAAAAACCATGACTAGAGGCAGAAAACCAAAGCCAACCGCAATCAAGTTAATCACTGATCAAAATCGTTCGCGCAATCGTGCGCGGAACGAACCTAAACCTGTAATGGTTATGCCTGACATTCCGCAGCCGCCAGATCATCTTGACGAGTATGCAATGGAAGAATGGAACCATATTTGTGGTGCTTTGTTTCGATGCGGCATCTTGACTGAAATAGATGGGCGTGGGTTAGCAATGTATTGTCAGGCCTATGGTCGTTGGCGCAAGGCAGAAGAAGCAATTCAACTAATGGCAAAGAAAAACCCTGCAAGTGGTGGGTTGATCATGCAAACTACAAACGGAAATGTTGTGCAAAATCCGATGGTCGGGACAGCAAACACAGCCATGAGAGACGCCATGAAGTATGCGGCAGAATATGGCCTAACACCTTCCAGCCGTGTTCGCCTTGGCATCGAAGCAGACAAAGCGCAGGACAACGACCCGACAGCGCAGTATTTCACATGACCCACATTGTCCATCAGTATGCGGAACAGGTTATGGCTGGTGAAATTTCTGCTGGTCCGCACGTTCGCAACCAATGCCGTAGACATCTGACTGATCTCAAGCGCACCGACATTTATTTTGACGAAACCGCAGCTGATCGCGCCATCGGTTTTTTTCATAATGCGCTGAAACTTAGCGAAGGTCAGTTCGAAGGTGTGCCGTTTCATCTGCACATCAGCCAAGCATTCATCGTTGGATCAATCTTTGGTTGGAAAAAGCCAGATGGCTTTCGGAGGTTCCGACGTTGCTACATTGAGATGGGCAAGGGCAATGGCAAATCACCTCTTGCTGGTGGCATCGGCCTATATGGTTTGATGGCTGACGGCGAAGCTGGGGCTCAGATTTACGCTGCGGCTGCAAAAAAAGATCAGGCGATGATCTTGTTTCAGGATGCCGTGAAGATGGTGCGCCAATCTCCGGCGTTGGAAAAGCGCATAACGCCTTCTGGGGTCAACCCTGTCTGGAACCTTGCCTACATCAGCACTGGATCATTCTTTCGCCCGATTAGCCGTGACAGTGGCAAGAGTGGATCTGGCCCACGCCCGCACTTTGCTTTGTGCGACGAGGTGCATGAGCATCCAGATCGCGGCATTATGGAAATGCTGGAGCGCGGTTTTAAATTCCGCAACCAGCCGTTGATGTTGATGATTACCAACAGCGGATCAGATAGAAACAGCGTTTGTTGGGAAGAACATGAACACGCTTGCGCTGTCGCAGCTGGTGATGTGCAGGATGACACCACATTTGCTTATGTCTGCGCTTTGGACGAGGGCGATGATCCACTAAATGACCCGTCTTGCTGGTCAAAAGTGAACCCATTGTTGGGCGTAATCCTGAAAGAAAGCTATTTGCAGGGCGTGGTCGATCAGGCAAAAGCTATCCCGGGCAAGATGAACAGCATTCTGAGGCTGCACTTTTGCGTCTGGACCGATGCCGATGCAGCTTGGATCAGCCGAAAAGCATGGGAAGATTGCGAAGATCCGTCTATGACGCTGGATGATTTCGCTGAAAAGCCGTGTTTTATAGGCTTGGACCTATCTGCAACCAAGGACATCACGGGTGTGGCTTATGTTTTCCCAGATGGGCAAACAGAAGATGGACGACCGAAGTTTGCATTGTTTGCGCGGGGCTATACGCCAGCCGACACAGTAGATCAGCGCGAGATGATGGACAAAGCACCCTATTCTGTGTGGGTGCGCGATGGTTGGTTGATTGCACCACCTGGCAAAGTCATTCGCTATGACCATTTGGCTTATGACATCGTTGACGCTGCGGCAAAGTTTGACGTTCAGGCCGTGTCATATGACCGCTGGCTAATCAAAACTTTTGAAAATGCACTGGATGAAATTGGCGGCGTGTTGCCTTTGATGGAACATCCGCAGGGAACTAACCAGCGCAAGGACACACCACTTTGGATGCCGCAATCCGTCAATCAGTTTGAGGATTTGATTTTGGAAAAGCGCATTCGTATTGAGGTCAACCCAGCCCTTAGATCGGCGGTTGCGTCTGCTTGCTTTTGGACTAGCCCTGCTGGCCTTCGCCGTTTTGAAAAGCAGCGGGCAACGGGCCGCATTGACATGGCCTTGGCGGCAACAATGGCTATCGGCGCTGCTATGGTTGGCGAAGCAACAAAGCCACCATCATCGCCTTGGGATGACCCCACGTTTACACTTGGCGGTTGATGTGATATGTTTTCTCAAACATCCAGCATGGATTGGAACAGATGGCACTCTTTGATCGTTTCCGTAAGACGGAAAAGCGCAATCTGGAAAACCCGACAGCACCTGTTTCTGCCAATGATTTCTTGCAAATTATGGGCTGGGGCGACCTTTACGCATCGTCTGGAGTAACTGTAAATGTGGATACAGCACTTGGTGTCCCTGCTGTTTGGGCTGCAGTTAACTTTATTGCTGGCACAATCGCTGGTTTACCACTGCAAGTCTATCGCAAAGCTGCTGATGGTGGGCGTGAAAAGGCTGATATTGGCCTATCAACAATCCTGCACGATGCCATCAACGAGGATATGTCCAGCTTTGAATGGCGGAAATATTCGTTTGAACAGACGCTAACTGGCGGTCGGGCTGTTACTTACATTGAGCGCAACAACCTTGGCGAGATTGTAAATCTGTATCCGCTTGATCCCACAAAGGTGCGGGTTGAACGTCTGATCGATGGGCGCAAAATCTATCGCGCCAGTTCGCGGGTTTATGAATCCACCGAAATCCTTGATCTGCCATTTATGCTTAAAGCAAACCTGACGGATTCGCGTGGGCCAATCTCGCAAAACAAAGATGCCATCGGCATGGCTATCGCTGCCAGCCGCTACGGATCGAAGGCGTTCCAATCTGGTGGCATCCCCCCTGCCGTCCTGCAAGGGCCGTTTGCATCTGGCGCGGCAGCTAATCGCGCATCCGAAGATGTGGCTGCAACGACTTTGAAGCTGGCTAAGGAAGGCCGACCGATTATGGCTTTGCCGTTGGGCCATGAACTAAAGACCATCGGCCTATCCCCTGAGAATATGCAGCTTCTGGAATTGCAGCGGTTTAGCATTGAACAGATCGCCCGCATCTATTCGTTGCCACCTGTATTCTTGCAAGACCTGACCCACGGCACGTTCAGTAATACCGAACAGCAGGATTTGCATTTCGTTAAGCACACTGTCAAACGCTGGGTGGAACAGTTTGAACAGGAAATGAACCTGAAGTTTTTTGGTCGTGGGTCAGATTTCTACGTTGAATTTAACGTAGATGGCTTGCTGCGCGGTGATCTGAAGTCACGCATGGAAGCCTATGCGGTGTCGATCCAGAACGCTATCCGCACACCTGATGAAATTCGTGCAATCGAAAATCTGCCAGCTAAGGGTGCAACGGAACTGCTGATTCAAGGCGCAACTGTGCCTTTGGGCAGTCAGCCTAAAGTGGGTGGTGTAAATGGCGGGTAATGTGATACACTCAAAACATCAAACGGGGTCAGAAATGTCTGAAAAAGAAATCCGCCGTGGTGTTCCTGTCGAAATCCGTGAGGGTGAAGATGGCGAAGTGCGCGTTGCTGGCTATGCCGCAGTGTTTAACGAAGAAACAAACATCGGTGGAATGTTCACCGAAGTCATCATGCGCGGCGCTTTTACCAATGCCATCGGTCGGGATGATGTGGTTTTCCTGATTAACCATGAAGGCTTGCCGCTGGCCCGCACTCGTTCTGGCACTTTGACCTTGGTTGAAGATGAACGTGGCCTATATATGGAAGCCATGCTTGATCAAACAGACCCTGACGTTCGCAGCATCGTGCCGAAGATGAAGCGCGGTGATCTTGATAAAATGTCATTTGCATTTCGGCCTGTGCGTCAGAAGTGGGATGACAACTCTAAGATGCCGAAACGCATGATCCAAGAAGCGCAATTGTTTGATGTCAGCATCGTGACCACCCCAGCTTACGATGGCACAGAGATTGCTTTGCGGTCGCTGCAAAAGCACCGCGAAGAACAGGTTAAGTCTCAGGCTGTGCGCCGTATGCGGATGAAGGCCAAGGCCGCTGGCATTGATGTTCGCAATGAGTATCTTTTGCCAGAAGTTGAACAGCCTGAGATTGTTTCTGGCAGCATGAACGCAATCAATATGCAGAACGCTGTTGAGAATTGGAATCTTGGGCCAGAAGTTCCTTCGTCTGACCCAGCCGCCAATCCAGAATATTGGGCGAAGATGGCTGATGTTTGGAGCATCAACGAGGCTGAAGCCCGCCGCCAATTGTGCGGAAATTGCGCGTATTTCAATAATACGCCTGAAATGCTTAAAGCAATCGAAGACGTTCCGTTGACCCCACTGCAAGACGGCGGTGTTCGTGGATGGTGCGGAAAGCTAGATTTCATTGCTGCAAGTCTGCGCGTTTGCCAAGCATGGGAACGCAAGGATTTCGTAGCTGACGAATAACGGCGGACTCCCGCTGTTGGCCCAATCCCCAGCCCTTGGGCAAGGCACATTGTAGGAGGCCATAATGGCTGATCTAAAGACCTTGCGGGAGCAAATGGCGCGTATCGCCACAGAGGCCCGTTCCAAGTTGTCGGAAGCTACCGATAAAACCAACGAAGCCCGCGCCGCTGAAATTGAGCGCGAATTTGACGCCATGATGGTTGAGCATGATCGCCTTGACGGCGTTGCCAAGCGCATGGAAAAAGTGGACGCTGCTGTTCGCGCTGCCCAAGGCATTGACTTGTCAAAGCGTCCTGTTGCAGAGCGCACTTCGGTTGCTGCTGTTGATGACGGCGCAAAGGTTGACTATCGCACCGCGTTCTATGCCATGATCGCCAACGGCGGTATCGCTGGCTTGGACAACGAGCATCGCGCCGTTCTGCGTAATGCTGAAGTTCGCACACAAACTGCTGGCACGAACTCCGCTGGTGGCTACACTGTTCCTGTTGAACTGGCTGCGTTTATCGACAAGGCCATGATTGCTTCTGGCCCGATGTATGACTCCAACTTGTTCACTGTCATCAACACCACTGGCGGCAACACCTTCAACATCCCGACTATAAACGACACGGCTTCTGTCGCTGTTGCACATACAGAAGGCGGCACTGTCACTGACGATGGCGGTTCGGACGTTACCTTCGGTCAGGCTTCGTTGGGCGCATATGCGTTTGACACTGAATGGGTTCGTTGGTCCTACGAACTTGCAAACGACTCCATTTTGAACATGGAATCGCTGCTTGGCGAACTGCTTGGTGAGCGTCTTGGTCGCATTGCGAACTCGAAGTTGACCACTGGTTCGGGTTCGTCTGACGTTGAAGGCATCGTGACCAACTCGACCGCTGGCAAAACCGCCGCTGCCGTTGCTGCTGTGACTGCGGATGAAATCATCGACCTGATCCACTCCGTTGATCCCGCCTATCGTTCGTCGCCTTCGACCGCCATTATGATGAACGACAGCGTGTTGGCTGCTGTTCGTAAGCTGAAAGATGGTCAAG